TCAATGGAGGCAAGATGGTGACACTAAGGTAATTCATACTGTATATTGTTTTAATATTAAATCCAAAGATTATAAGAAATTATGGGGTAAGATGACCAAGAAAAGTGTTAAAGAGTTTGATAATTATATTAAGTCAATTCCACCTGGTAAAGAGGGTAGAGATTCAACTAAGGAAGAAAGAACAGTAAGAAAGGATAAGATATCATGTAAAGATGCACTGATGGTCATACATCCAAAGGTAGATAGTAAGAAACAACGTAGAGTTCAATGTTCATTTAAGATTGACGAAATGATTGCTGCGGGTGTAGAATATATGAAGAAAGATATGAATATTAAAATTAAATCATCTGCAAGAACATTTAATAAATGAGAGCATTTTGTCCACCAAAGAATACACCAGAGAAAGATCTGGTAATGACTCCTGAGTACTTAGCAAAGGAAATTATAGATCATTTTAATCCAAGTGGTAAGATCCTTGACCCATCAAGGGGTGCAGGTGCATTTTATGATAACTTTCCTACAGATAATAAGGATTGGTGTGAATTAGGTGAAAACAAAGACTTTCTGACCTATAGTGATAAAGTTAATTGGATTATTACTAATCCACCTTGGTCAAAGATGCAACAGTTTCTTAAACATGGGATGCAAATTGCAGATAATATCGTGTATTTAACTACAATCAATCATTATACTACAAAGAAAAGAATTAGAGAAATGAGAGAGTATGATTTTAGTGTTGCTGAGATATATTGTGTTAAAACCCCATCAAAACCGTGGCCCCAACTGGGTTTTCAACTTGCTGCTGTGCATACTCAGCGTGAATATAAAGGTGATGTAAAATTATCTTATTCCTCTATGTTATAAGGGGGGACGTGTAAAGTGACCCTATAGTGTGTCTAGGAGCGTCTACATGGCGTTCTATTGGCATTTGTGTTATAATGTTAATGATTTTATTATTTGATGATTAAACTCCACAATCACCAGTTGAGAGTATTATCAGAGATGCACAAGTATCAGAAAGGGCAAGTTATTGTTCCTACTGGTGGTGGTAAAACAATGTGCATGATTACTGACGCTAAATGTGTATTTGAGCGTGAAAGAAAGACTATAGTTGTTGTTGCTCCTCGTATATTATTAGCACAACAATTATCATCAGAGTTCTTAGATCATTTACATACACCTGTTAAGGTATTGCATGTACATAGTGGTGAAACTGACCATTATTCTACTACAAATAAGAAGTGCATATTTGATTGGGTAGTAAGCAACTGGAAACACAATAAGATTATATTTACTACCTATCATTCTTTACATAAGATACAAAAATCTGGTATTCCAGTAAATACAATATACTTTGATGAGGCACATAATAGTGTACAAAGACATTTTCACCCTGCTACTAGATTTTATTCAAGTTTGGGTGGAATTCGCTGCTATTTCTTTACTGCTACTCCTAAGTATTCTGGGTCTGATGAAGATCCTGGAATGAATAATGAGTATGTTTATGGTAAAGTATTGGAGCAAGTTCCTGCACCAGAGCTAGTAGATAACAATATTATTCTTCCTCCTAAAGTTATAGTTAAGAAACTAGAAATGATTAAGGGAAGGAAACCAACACCCGAAGATGATGCGGATAATATATTAGCAACTATTGATGATCAAAATGTTAGCAAGATCCTAATATGTGCTCGTAGAACTACACAAATTACTAGATTAGTTTCTGATAGTAAACTCACTACAGAGTTATATGCTAGAGGATATAATTGGATGTATATTACATCAAGAACGGGTGCAGTTATCAATGGAATTAAAGTTAGTCGTAATCAATTCTTTGATACATTAAGAACATGGGGTAAAGAAGATAAGCGTAAGTTTATCATTATGCACCATAGTATTCTATCTGAAGGTATTAGTGTGCCAGGATTAGAAGCGGCATTGTTTTTACGCAATATGGATTATATCACTATTAGTCAAACAATAGGAAGGGTAATTCGTAAAGGTAATGAACAGAAACAGTTTGGAATTGTATGTGTTCCAGTATATGATAGGGTTGGTATTTCTACCGCTAAAAGTGTTAATGCAGTTGTAGATACTGTCTTTAACAAAGGTGAACCCGCTATTTCACAATAAGGGGGGACGCTTAAAGTGACACTATAGTGTAATCACGTTTACACACTCTATGGCAACTCGCAGACGTTCATCAGCAACTAAAACTGTTAAATCTGCACCAGTTATCCAAGAGTCCACCGTCATTGTAAAGAAAGTTACAAAACCCAGGGCAAGACGTGTAAATAAAGTTACACCAATTGCAAAGAGTATTGTGACCGAAACACCAGTGACACCAGTGGTTGAGGAAGTTAAGACAGAGACTAAGAACTCTCCTGATTTCACTCAACTAAGAGGACTTGATTTTGCCATCCTCCCACTTGTTTATCTTGAGGCATTTGTAGTAAACATTCTACAGAATTTAGACCTTAAGGTTCCTGACAGAGTGGCAATTAAATAACTGCACACTGGGGTCACTATTGACCCCTTTTTTATACTATGATAGAATTATGAAAAACACACATTTAGAACATCCTGAAGATTTCATCCTTAGTGGTGATCTTTCTGTGCTTAATTGGTTTACTGCTGATAGTAATATATCAGCAAAGATTGATGGTGCTCCCGCAATAGTTTGGGGAACAAATCCATCTAATAATAAATTCTTCGTAGGTACGAAAAGTGTCTTCAACAAAAAACTCATCAAAATCAACCATAACCATACCGATATTGATAGAAACCATAAAGGAAAAGTGGCAGATATTTTGCATAAGTGTCTTGATAATCTTCCTGTTACAAGTAGTATCTACCAAGGTGATTTCATCGGTTTTGGTGGCACTAATAGTTTCAATCCTAATACCATCAGATACTATTTCCCAGATAAAGTTTCCCAAGAAATAGTAATCGCACCACATACAGTTTATACTGCTAAATGTGATTTAAGGGATGCAGTTGCATCTCCTATGGATTTTATTATATTAGATACACCTGAGTGTAAATTTGTTCAACCAGATATAACAATAGCAGATAATAGAGAAGATATAGAAGATATGTGCCACTTTGCCAGGCAAATGTCTACATTATGTGAGTTCCCTAATGATAAACAAGTAACAAGAATTAAGAAGCAATTAAATTCATGTATTAGGGAAGGAATTGAGTTAGATGATATTACTTTAGAGGCAATAGCTAGTGATAACAATTGCGACATAAATGTTCTACGTTTATGGAAATTAGTATGGTCAATTAAATTGGATATGTTTTTCTATATTGAGAGAT